AAAAAATGCAATGGTTTGCAGACCAAGAAACAAGCAAAAGCAAGTGGAGAAGTGATGTTATGTATAAAGATGTAATTAAATGGAAAACACAAACAGAATTATTTGATGATGATTTTAACAGTTGTGATTCTGGTTATTGTGGATTATAAATAAATAAAATGAAAAGTAAAGGTTTAGGCGATAGCATAGAAAAGGTTACAAAAGCCACAGGAATTAAACAAGCTACTGATTGGATATTTGATAAGATAGGTAAAGATTGTGGATGCGATACAAGAAAAGAAAAGCTAAATAAAATGTTTCCTTATAAGAATGTAGAATGTCTTAATGAACAAGAATATGTATATCTTAAAGGATTCTTCAATCAGCAAAAGAATGTAGTAAATGCAAGCGAACAAAAAGGATTGCTAATAATACACAATAGAGTATTTGGAACTAATAAACAACAATCAAGTTGTGGTAGTTGCGTAAAAGGTTTAGTTGATACAATGAGAAGATTATATAATGAATATGAATACGAAAGAGAAAGTAAAAGCAATTGAAAAAAAGCTATTAATGTTTTTAAACAAATACAGCACAAATACAACAGCAAATGTCAAAAGAAGATATAGTAAAACATCAATGGACAAAAGGCCAATCAGGTAATCCTAAAGGTAAACCAAAAGGTGCTAAAAACAGAAGCACAATTCTAAAAGAAATAGCTGAACTTAGAACAAAAGGCATTCATCCAGTTACTGGTGAAGAAGTATGGATGACTAATGAATATAGAATGGCTATGGCTGTTATAGAAAAGGTTATTGAAAAAGGAGATGCTCAAGGATTAAATATGGTATTAGATAGTATCTATGGCAAGCAGAAAGATTCTGTTGATATACATACCTCAGAACAAGTTAACTTTGATTTTAGAGAAGTAATTGGAAGAATTAAATCTCAATAAAAAGTATTTAGTATTTAAAGAATCATTTGCAAGGTACTTTATTGTAACAGGTGGTAGAGGTTCAGGTAAATCATTTGCAGTTAACTCTGTACTATTACTATTAACCTATCAAGCTGGACACACAATATTATTTACACGTTACACGCTGAGGGCTGCCAGTATTTCAATCATACCTGAATTTATAGAAAAGTTAGAACTGCTTGGAGTTATTGACCAATTCAAAATAACAAAGGATGAAATAATAAATAAAGGCAATGGTAGTAAGATAATATTTCGTGGTATTAAAACAAGCTCAGGCGACCAAACAGCAAATCTTAAATCTTTGCAAGGTATTACTACTTGGGTAATGGATGAAGCAGAAGAACTTAATGATGAGGATATATTTGATAAGATTGATTTAAGTGTTCGTAATAAAATACAAGAGAATCGAGTTATACTAATATTAAATCCTACAACAAAAGAACATTTCATTTATAAGCGTTGGTTTGAAGATAGAGGAGTTGCTGCTGGTAGTAATATAACTAAAGAAGATACTACCTATATACACACAACATATTTAGATAACATTGATAACCTTTCAGAAAGCTATATTAAGCAGATTGAAACAATGAAGGTTAGAAGGCCAAACAGATACAAGCACACAATAGAGGGTGCTTGGCTGGATAAAGCTGAGGGTGTAATATTTACTGATTGGAGCATAGGAGAGTTTCAGCAAGTAGGTAAAGTTGTATTTGGCCAAGATTATGGTTTTAGCAATGACCCCTCAACATTAGTTAAAACAAGCATAGACAAAGAAAATAAAGTTATCTATATACAACTATGTTTCTACCAAACTAAACTAACTACAAGCGAGATATTGCAATTAAATAAAAAGTTTGCAGCAGATAATTTAATAGTAGGTGATTCAGCAGAACCAAGATTAATAACAGAACTAAGCAGAGATTGTAATGTAGTACCAGCAATCAAAGGACAAGGTAGTATAACATTTGGTATTAGTTTATTACAAGATTATGATTTAGTAATAACTGAAGATAGCACAGAATTAATTAAAGAGTTAAATAACTATTGTTGGTTAGAAAAGAAATCACAAACACCAGTTGATAATTTTAATCACGCTATTGATGCGTTGAGGTATGCAGTTAGTTACCAATTACAGAATCCAAATCTTGGTGAATATCACATTTATTGAAGCGGGGCTTAAGCCACCCTTAAGCATTAAGATAAGATAAGAAAAGATAAGATATATATAGAAATTTTTATTATATTTGATTGTAATTTAAAAATAACTTTCTAAATACGTTTAGTTAAAGTCTTGATTTAAAATTTATGTTTTGGTTTAAAGTAGGTAGTCGGCACAAGAGCGTTACCTACTTTTTTTTATATTTGTATATAACGATTCACTAATTTAAACGTTTATATATAAATGAAACTAACTATTAACATACCAGAAACTCTTAATGAGGTTACTTTAAAGCAATACCAAAAGTGGTTAAAGATTGCTGATGGTAAAGAACTGGATTCATTCTTACAGCAGAAGATGGTAGAGATATTTTGTAATATACCACTTAAACAAGTATTACAAATAAAAGCTACTGATATAAACAACATCTGCGAAGAACTATCAAAGCTATTTAATACAGAACCTAAGTTTATAGATAGGTTTACTTTAAATGATAAAGAGTTTGGATTTATACCAAAGCTGGATGATATATCATTTGGTGAGTATGTAGATTTAGATACATACCTTGCTGATTGGGAGCTTATGAATAAAGCAATAGGCGTTTTATATAGGCCAATAACCTACAAGAAGAAGCACCAGTATTTAATAGAAGAATATGAAAGTGCTGAAAAGTATGATTTAACAGAAGTTACTTTAGATGTTGTATTTGGTGCTATTGTTTTTTTTTACAGTTTAAAGAACGAATTACAGAAAACTATCCTGAACTATTTAGCAACGCAGAAGGAAGTAGAGCTTCCTCAGCATCTGCAGGATTCTCTGCAAAATGGGGTTGGTATCAATCTATCTACGGACTTACTAATGGAGACATTCTCAAATACAATCAAATTACCAAATCAAAACTACACACCTGTTTAATGCATTTAGCATTTGAAAAAGATAAATATGAATTAGAACAACAGATATTAAAAAGAAGCCAACGATGACAAAGGATGATATATTAGAAGAATTAACAGAACGCAATTTATTAATTGAGAATGAACACATAATTTTAGTTGATGGCTTTGAAGAAGCGTTTATAGGTATTACAGCTAACAATCCAGCACAAGCAATATATGATTATTGGGTATGTTTAGATTTATTAATACAACGTGATAAAATGGATTTTGATAATGCTATTGATGACTTAGATGAATTTATTAATCAAGATTTAGGAGAACACACACCAAGATATATAAAAGTAGTATGAACAGTTTTTACAATATAATAGATAAAATTAAAGAAGTAATTGTTGCTGAACCATTTAACAATGAAATTACATTTGGTGATATAGCTGATATTGATTTAAAGAAACAGAGCTTGTTTCCATTATCTCACGTAATGGTTAACAATAGTACAATAAACAACAATTATGTAACTTTTAATATTACTATATTCTTTATGGATTTAGTAGATATTAGCAATGAACAAGTAACAGATTTATATAGAGGCAACGACAACAGGCAAGATATATTAAATACTCAGTTAGCATTAGCTACAAGAGTGATAAGAGTTTTGCAAAAGAGTGATTTATATAAAGATAAGTTTGAGTTAATTAATCCAGCTACTTGTGAACCATTCACAGAAAGGTTTGATAATATGCTTGCTGGATGGGCAGTTACTTTTGATTGTGGTACAAATGATGAAATGACTTATTGCTAATGAGTGAATTTAAAAAGGCATTAGAGAAATACGCTAAGTACGTTATACAGCAATCAAGGAGCAACCTAACTAAAAAGAAAAACAACGCTTCTAAGCAACTATATAATAGTTTAGAGTATAGAATACAAGGAGATAAGATTTCGTTTCTTAGCGAGGATTATGGGCAGTTTATAGACAAAGGTGTTAAAGGTTCTAAATCAACATATCCTGAAAGCTCTGCAAGTCCATTTAAATACACTACTAAACAACCACCAAGTAAAGTATTTGACAAGTGGAGTATTAGAAAAGGTATTGCGCCAAGAGATAAGCAAGGCAAGTTTGTAAGTAGGCAATCACTAAATTTCTTAATTGCAAGAAGTATTAAAAACAAAGGTATTAGAGCAACATTATTTTTTACTAAACCGTTTGAACGTGGTTTAGATTTATACGGAGATGAAATAGTTGCTGGTTATTTAGAAGATAAATTGAATTTACAATGAGTACAATAATAAGAACAAGAAGTCCATATTTTATAAGAACACCACAAGAAACAGATGCTAATCTTAGTTACTTTCAAATTAATATAACTGTGTTTGGTGGTTTAAGTTCCTCAACTGAAATATGCGATGATTTATATGCAACTTACTCACTACAGAAAAAACCATTAGGTGCTGAGAATAGTGTTTCATTTGATATTAGTGAAATAGTTAATGACCACTTAGAGCAAATATTTACTGGCACTTATTCAGCATCATCTGCTAAAAGTTCTATTTGGGTAACTGTTGCAACATCAGCAAGAGAAGCAGATGGAACAGCAATTGGCTCAGTAACTACAAATACTTACTTAGCTCAAGAAGGATATAATAAATTTAAGGATGGTGTAAACTATACAACAGAACCTATTGCAATGATAACAGGCACATACTTTGAATATCACAAAGGAAGCACGTTAACAATACCAGTAAATGTTGAAAGAGTAAGCCAAGTTGAATATTTTGCAGCTAATGGTATTACAGTAGGAACAGATACTTTAACTGATAATGGTAATCAAAATCAAAAAATACAATATTCTCAATTTGCTGCTACAGCTATTAAAGATGTTGCAAGAGTTAAAGTTACTTATGACACTACAAGTTTTACAACTATTTACACAAAAGAAATTGAAGAATGCAAATATCCAGTAAATAAAATAACATTTGTAAATAGATGGGGAGCAATGCAAGATTTATTTTTCTTTAAAAAATCTGTAGATAGTTTAGATGCAACAAGAGAAAATTTTAATAGAAGTATTTTTGAAGCAAGAGCTGTACAGTTAGACCCACCTGAAACTCCTGGTGATGATTGCCAAGAATCTTTAACATTTAATACTTATTCTACTACAGCACACGCAAAGAAAACATTTAATGCAAATGCTACAGAATCTGTTTTATTAAATACTGGTTTTGTTAACGAATTAATGAATCCATATTTTGAAGAATTAATGGTTAGTGAATACATTTGGCTAACTGATTCAAGTGATAATATTTATCCAGTTAATTTAAAAGAAAGTTCATTTACTAAAAAAACAGGATTAAACGATAGGTTAATAAACTATACAATGAGTTTTGAAAAATCATTTGCTTTAGTAAATAATATTAGATAGTGCAAAAAGTTATTTTATACATACAACCACAATTAAGAAATACAACTACTACACAAGATTTTGTTAGAGTTGATTTAATGGAAGAAGAATTAATTTCATTAACTCAAGTTATTCAAGATGTTAGTGATATAGATAAACTGTTTACTGATTATAGTAGAACTTTTAATTTACCAGCAAGCAAAACTAATAACAAGATTTTTAAGCATTGGTACAATCCTGACATAGATGGTTTTGATTCAAGTGTTTTTTGTGAATCAAGAATTGAGTTAAATCACTTGCATTTTAGATTTGGTAAAATACAATTAAATGAAGTTGTAATGAAGTTTGGAGAGCCTTCAATGTATAAGGTAACATTTTTTGGTAGTACAACAGAATTTAAAAACGCTATTAATGAAGATGAACTTTCTGATTTAGTTTGGTTAAATGAATTTAATCATAGTGCAACAACTACTAATGTAAAAAATGGTTTGGAATATGGTTTAAATTTTACTGTTGATTCTGTAGCTTATAACGATGCAATAATATATCCATTAATAGCACACTCACAAAGTTATATTTACGATGATACTGGTAATACCAACAACGGTTTAAATATATCTACACAATCAACACATCATCAACAAAGAGGTGTAGTGCCAGAAGATTTAAAGCCAGCTGTAACAGTTAAAAATATTATAAAAGCTATTGAAGAACAATACAACATAACTTTTAAAACTGGTGAGTTCTTTGATTCTGCTGCTATGAATAATTTGTATTTATGGCTACATAGAGAAAAAGGCAAAATGGCTACTGCTGGAACTTGGATTGGTAATAGTGATATATACACTTGTAGTGGTGCTAATTGTACAGAGCTAACAGATACTTCTGGTTTTACTGGTTATTTTACTTTAAATACTGGTATATACAAATGGAACTCTAATCTTGGGCCAGATACAGATGTTACTACTATAACTTTTGAAGTAACTCCAGCAAGTGGGTTTACAACAGTTGAATATAGTTTAGAAATTGTTAGAGCTAATAATTGGCAATCATTTGCAAAAGTAGAAAACCAAAGCGGAACAAGTTCTGTTACATTAACAATTGGAGGTGCTAATGGTTTAGATGTAACTTCATTAGTTGCTTTTAATCCTAATGGTAATGATTTTGTAGGTAGATTAATGACAGATTCTTCTATACAATTTCAATCTAAGTTTACAATAACAAGAGATTTTACTTTTAATAATTTTGATGGTACTGTGTTAAGTTTTAATTGGAGTGGAACTTTTACAAGTAATTCAACAACACTATCACCGCAAGATAAATTGGTAGTTGTTACTGAGCAAATGCCAAAACTAAAAATTAAAGATTTTTTAAATGGTTTATTTAGGCAATTTAATTTAACTGCTTATGTTGATTTTAATAATGAGATAGTAGTTAAAACTTTAGATAATTATTATTCTGGTGGAGATACTCACGATATAACACAATATGTAAAAACAGATGAACATACAGTTAGCGATGTAATACCATTTAGTGAAGTAGATTTTGAGTATTCAGAACCTAAAAGCATTTTAGCAGAGCAGTTTCAATTAGTAAATAATAAAAAGTATGGTGAACTAAATTATATTACTGATGTTAGCAAGAAAAATATTTATCAAATAAAACTACCTTTTGAACATATGCTTTTTGAAAGGTTACAAGATAAAACAAGTGGTGCTTTAACTTTAATACAAGCTGGTAGTTTTTTAAATATAGATTTAAGTCCAGAAATTGGACAACCTTTAATGTTTTACGGAGTTGCAAGAAGTAGTATTTATGCAAGTCCAATAAACTTTTTAGACAGCACAAGGCCTGAAACATATGGTGCTTTATGTCCAGTTGGCACTAATTACGCTTTAAACAACTATTGGATGCCTCACAACGCTAATGAATTAGGCACATCTACAACAGCTCCTACATACAACTTAAACTTTGGTAGCGAAATAGATAGTTATCAATTAACTGATTATGGCGGCAATAATAATAGCTTGTTTCAAACTTATTATACTAATTATATTACAAGAGTATTTAACAAAAGAACAAGGATATTTAAGTACAATGCAATACTACCTTTAAAAGTATTATTGAATTTAACATTAGATGATTTAATTGTAGTTGGAACAAGAGCTTATACAATAAATAAAATGTCCACTAAATTACAAAGTGGAGAAACAAATTTTGAACTATTAAACGAACCAACGTGAAAACAATATTAGAAGCATTAGAATTTTGTAAGAATAATAAATTATATGATAAACATATAAAGATAGCATTAGGTATTAATAAAGTGCCACTAACATTTAAAGAAGGATTTAACCAATTAAGAATGAAGAAATGATAACAAAAATACTTGAAATAATTACTAATACTGGTAAAGCTGAAAAAGATATTGAAAATTTATCAAGTGAAGTTGAAACTCTTAATACTGGTTTAGAAAAAACCAATACTGAAGTAGGAGGTTTAAAAAAAGGTGGCAAAGCATTTGATACACTAAAAAAAGGTGCTAAAGGAGTAGCAGGTGGTTTTAGAATGATGGGAACTGCTTTAAAAGCTGCTGGTATTGGATTAGCACTTGCTGCATTTGGTTTATTAAAACAATTATTTGAAGAAAATCAAAAAGTAGTAGATGCTTTTAATATTGCTTTTGAGACATTATCTATAGCTTTTAATGATTTCTTTAATTATATATCTGATAATGTAGAAACTGTTTCAGGGTTTTTTAAAAAAATATTTGATGACCCTTTAGAATCTTTAAAAACTTTAGGAACGGCTATAAAAAACAACTTAATTGAAAGAGTAAAATCTGCAATTGATGCGTTTGGTTTTTTAGCTACAGCAATGAAAAAACTATTTGCAAGAGATTTTGATGGAGCTTTAAAAGCTGTAAAACAAGCTGGAAAAGAATTAGTTGATGTTACCACTGGAGTTGATAATTCAGTTGATAAAATAACTAAAACTGTTGAAGAAGGTGTTAAATCATTAACAGAATATACTAAGTCAACATACAACCAAGCTAAAGCAAACGTAGAACTAAAAAAACAAGCTGATTTAGCAGCAGTAGCAAATCAAGGTTTAATTGAAAAATATGATTTACAAGCTGAATCATTAAGGCAAATAAGAGATGATGAAAGATTAAGCATAGAAGAAAGAAAGAAAGCTAATGATGAGCTTGCTTTAGTGTTAGACCAACAAGAAAAAGCAATGCTATCTAATGCTCAAATATCACTTAGAGCAGCGCGATCAGAACTTAAAAAAGATAAAAATAATATTGAATTTAAGAAAGCTGTAATGGAAGCTGAAAATGAATTAGCTGCTGTTAGAGCGCAAGTAGCTGGTTTTAGAAGTGAACAACAATCAAACGATTTAGCATTAAGCAAAGAGGAGTTGGAAATGTCTAAATCTAAACTTGAATCTGAAAATAATTTATCTATAGAAAGAAAAAGGTTTAATGCAGAGCAGATAAAAGATGAAAAAGAAAGATTATTAGCATTACAAAAAATTGATGCTGAAGAAGCAGAGATAGGTAGAACAAGATTAAATAATGAAATAGAACTTTACAAAGAAGGCACACAAGCTAAAGTTGATGCTGAAATAGCATTAGCAGAATTTGAAGAAGAAATATATCAGCAAAAAGTTAATAGAAGTAATGAGTTATCTGCTTTAGAATTATCAAATGAAGAACAAACTAAAAAAACAAGGCAAGAAAATTTAGACGCTTTTGAAATAGCTGCACAAACAACAATGAATGCTTTAATTGCTATCAATGAATTAACACAAGCATTTGCAAAAGAAGATGAAGCAAGCCAAAAGAAAGCATTTCAAGTAAATAAAGCAATAGGAATAGCCAACGCAATAATAAATACTTCTGTAGGTGTTTCTAAGGCACTTGCAAGTTCAGCACCACCTTTAAATTTTATTAATGCAGCAATAGTAACTGCATCTGGAGTTGCAGCAGTTAAAAACATACAAAAAACACAATTTAATAGTAGTTCTTTTGATACTACATCACCCTCAACAAGTACTGGTGGTGGAGCAGCAACTTCACCAACACAACCACCAAGTTTTAATGTAGTAGGGCAATCAGGGTTTAATCAAGTAGCTGGAGCATTAGGACAACAACAACCAGTACAAGCATTTGTAGTAGCTGGAGATGTAACCAGCGCACAACAATTACAAAACAATACAATTACACAAGCAACTTTTTAAAATAAAATACAATGGATATAATAGAACTAATATTAGATGAGGATAGTGAAGGGCTAACTGGAATCGAAGCTGTGAGCATCGTAGAAATGCCAGCAATAGAATCTGATTTTGTAACACTATCAGAACAAGAAATAAAATTGGCTAAAATAGATGGTGAAAAGCGTTTGCTAATGGGAGCAGCTTTAATACCTAATAAACCAATCTTTAGAAAGAATGGAGATAATACTTTTTACGTTTACTTTTCTGAGAAAACAGTAAGGAGAGCAAGCGAATTATTTTTTCAAAACAGTATGCAAAACAACGCAACATTAGAACACGAAATGGAGATTAACAATTTAACTGTTGTTGAATCGTGGATTGTTGAAGATACTGAAATGGATAAATCTAAAAAGTATGGTTTAAGTGTACCTAAAGGCACGTGGATGATTTCAATGAAAGTAGAAAATGAAGATGTTTGGAACGATTACGTTAAAACTGGAAAAGTTAAAGGTTTTAGTATTGAAGGTTATTTTGCAGATAAAGCACAAGTTAAAGACCCAAGTTTGCAATCACAATGGAGCAAAGAGTTAGAAGCTATTGAAGAAGAAGAAGCTGAGTATATGCTTAGTAATATTAAAGCACTAATTAAAAAAGATAAAAGAACTAAATCAGGCAAAAACATTGAATTAGAAACTTATAACGATTATCCTCAAGCAGTTAGTAATAATGCTAAAAGAGGTATTGAACTAAATGAAAAAGTAAATAATAAATGTGCAACACAAGTTGGTAAAATAAGAGCGCAACAATTAGCACAAAAAGAAAATATTAGTTTATCAACTTTAAAAAGAATGTATTCATATTTAAGTAGAGCGCAAGAGTATTATGATGAAGGAGATAAAGAAGCTTGTGGTACAATTTCTTATTTATTATGGGGTGGTAAAGCTGGTTTAAGATGGTCAGAAAGTAAATTAAAACAAATAGAAAATGAGAAGTAAAAGATTTAAAACACCAAGTAATACATCACCTAAAAATACTAAGCGTGGTTGCTTATGTCCAGATGGTAAAAGATACAGCAATAAATGCTGTGACGGTAGCCTACAAGCACAAGGTATAGGTAAGATATAAAAAAAGCCACTCTTTTGAAGTGGCTCTTTTAACTATAAGTTGTATTTTATTATTGTAATTCTATAGTTCTGTTTTCAATACCATCAACTAAATAATCTATTAAATCACATTCATCTTTTTCGTTTAATAAATTTTCATTAATAGTTATGTGAGCAAAATTAGTTTTATTGTTTAAATGGCCATAACCAATTTCTTCTAAATTATAATAAACATCTAAATTAATAGAATCAATATCTCTTGAATTAGACCTTACAACTTGAATGTTATTTAAATTTAATTTTTCTTCTGTTTTTACTTCGATTGTTTTTGTTCTTGTTATTGTCATTTGTTTTGGTTTTAATTAATAATTTATGTAAATATAAATATAAATATTTAATAAACAAGCATTTTATAAAAAAAAGTTCAAAAAAAATATAACAGTAAAGGTTTTCAAACGTTTATAGGTATATACTCAAATTATGAAAGCAAACGAAATACTAAACAAAATAA